CCATATATATCTTTAGGTGGTATACATTTTTCTCTTATTATTTTTTCTACAAATGCAAACATTTTAAGACCATGTTTTTCACAATACCTTTTTAATATACCATGAGTTAATGGCGTAATCTTTAAATTTTTAGTCCTTTTCATAGGGTTTTTTATATAAGTATGATAAAAGTGAGAAAAAAGTCATACTTATTTTAAATTATCCATTATAAAAAAAATACTTTCATAAAAACTGGTATATTTATAATAAAAGATTAAATAATATAATAAATAAAAAATAAAATAAATGGCATCAGGAGATAGAATTTTTGTTAGTCCAGGTGTTTTTACATCGGAAAAGGATTTAACATTTGTAACAAGACAAGTGGGGGTAACCACATTAGGGTTATTAGGAGAAACCCCAAAAGGTCCGGCGTTTGAGCCAGTTTTCATTTCAAACTATGACGAGTTTACTAGTTATTTTGGGTCTCTGAATACTGAGAAATTTAAAGAAACAGGATATCACAAATACGAATTAAATTATATAGCTAAATCCTTTCTAACTCAAACTAATCAATTATATGTAAGTAGGGTTTTAGGATTATCAGGATATAAAGCAGGTAACGCATGGTGTATAACAATGGATTCAGCTCCCGATCCCCCTACTATATCACCAGGGACTACTACTACTTATACTGGACTAACAACTGGTTTAGTAACAGGTTGTACCCTTACTAGTGTACCTACCGATACTTGTTGGACTGGTGGTTCAGGTTTAACTACTGGTTTTACTTTTTCATCGGCCACATTTTTTACTGGTACCGGTTTATTAGCATATTCAGCATCTACAGGAGGCACACCAGTGACTTTAACGTGGGATGATGTCCATTTAGAAGCAGTATTTAATGCTGGATCATCAGCTGCGCCTGATATATCTACCTCTTCCTTTTTTACTAATATAGGTAAAAAATCTGTTGGTGACAGTATAACGCAATCTACTACTGCCTGGATAAAAGGTGGTGGATGTAATTTTACAGGTGTTACTTTTGATATGGAAATTACTCATGCGGATTCCGGAGCAACTGCTGGATTTGTTACTGGTGCTACTTCAGGAACAGTAACTTCATTTACGGCCGCATGTATTACTGAAATAGATGGAAGTATTGTAACATGTTTAAGATCTCGAGGTGAATATGGTGCCGATCAACTTAATGTTTGGAATGTACCTAATATATCTGATGCAGTAATGACTAATACTGCCGATTTATTAACAAACCCATACGCTTCATTTAATATTACAGGGTCTTCAGAAGGTAAGAGTTTTAATTTTGGCGTATCTTTAGATAAAACAAAGAAAAACTACATCCCAGGATTATTAGGAACTTCATCACAAGATAAAGAAACTGGGTTATGGGTTGAGGAAATATATTCAAACGCATTAGAAGATTTAGTAGACGCAGGTAAAGTATTCGGTTTAAATGGTACTTTCTTTACAATTGCTAGTGGAAGTACTAACAATTTAGATGATTATTTAGAACAATGGAAATCTGCAAAATCTCCTTGGGTATTATCTGAGGTAAGAGGTAATAAATTACGAAGACTATTTAGATTTATTACTATTTCTGACGGAGATGCCGCAAATGAAGATGTTAAATTCTCTATTATTAATATTAAACCTGATAATAAAACATTTGATTTACTTGTAAGAAAATTTTATGATACTGATTCTAATATATCGACTGTAGAGAAATTCTCTAGAATAACTATGGATCCTACAGAAACTGGATTTATTGCTCGTAAGATAGGTACGGCGGATGGAGAATATCCACTAAGAAGTAAATATATAATGGTGGAATTAGCAGATGGTATATTACAAGAATCTGTTATTGGTGTTCCTGCGGGATTTGAGGGTGTTCTTAATAGAGATTATATTGATGCTGATACTGGAGGACAAGCTTTACCACCACAAATAGAATATAAAACAGAATATGGTGCACTTAATACATCTAAATTAAGAAAAACATATTTAGGTATAAGTTCGTCAATAGGTATTGACCAAGATTTCTTTGACTATAAGGGAATTAACCAAGCCGCAGGAAGTGGTGGTGAGTGGTCTGGTAAAACGGATGGTTTCCATATGGATGTAAATGCTGAGGGGGCACAAATAATTACTGGTCCATCAGCTACAGATAAATATACCCCGGAATTACAAGTTGGTGTCTCTGCCTTTACTACAGATGCTAGTTTAGAAGGTGGACCATACGAAAAACTTGTGGCACGTAAATTTACATTCGCCCCATATGGTGGATATGATGGATGGGATGTATATAGATTACAACGTACTAATACAGATTCTTACCTCAAAACCGGCACTGACGGAAAAGCTGGTTTATTAAGTGGGGTATTTAGTAATTTCATAACCACTGAGGATGATCAGGGTATTACTTCTGATTATTATGCATTTTTAAATGGAATTTATACCTACAATAATCCTGAGGCAATTAATATAAATGTATTTGCAACTCCAGGGTTAGATTTAAGAGATCAACCAGGATTGATTGAAAACGCAATTGATGTTGTTGAAGTGGATAGAGCAGACTCATTATATATTATTACTACACCTGATACGGATAGTGATGGAGTTACCGCTCTAGATCCTGATGAGGCAGTTGCGATATTAGACGGCACAGGAATAGATAGTAATTATTCCGCCACTTACTGGCCGTGGTTACAAATGAATGATACTGAAAATAATCAATATCTATGGTTACCGCCTACTTTAGAGGTAGTAAGGAATATTGCCTTAACTGATAATGTAGCATTTCCTTGGTTTGCTGCTGCAGGTTTAAATAGAGGAACCACAAATGCAATCAAAGCGAGAGTTAAACTTACATTGGATCAGAGGGATACTCTTTATGAAGGAAGAATCAATCCAATGGCAACATTCTCTGATGTAGGGGTTGTTATATGGGGTAATAAAACTTTACAAGAAAAAGATACCGCACTTAACAGAATCAATGTTAGAAGATTGTTACTTCAAGCAAGAAAACTAATATCTGCAGTTTCTATCAGATTATTATTTGAACAGAATGATGAAGTAGTAAGAAATCAATTCTTATCATTAGTTAATCCAATCTTAGATAATATCAGAAAAGAAAGAGGATTAACAGACTTTAGAGTGGTATTGGATGACACTCCCGAATCTATCGATAGGAATGAGTTAAATGGTAAAATATTTATTAAACCAACTAGATCTTTAGAATATATTAGTATAGAATTTAATATTACTAATACTGGTGCTAGTTTTGATGACATCTAATAAATAATATAAATGAAAAAATGGGCAAGTTTAATACTTGCCTTTTTTTTACCATGAATATAAAATTAACTGAATACCAACACAAGTTATTATTGGAATTTCAAAAAAGAGCGTATTCGTTTGATTGGGATGATAATATATTAATGATGCCCACCCGCATTAAATTAGAAAAAAAGGTAGGAAAAGGATGGGTACCTGTTTCTATATCTACAGAAGAATTTAGAGAAATAAGAAAATTGATTGGGGGTGAATTTAGATATGTAGATAATGATTTAAAAAAATCTTTTGCGGATTTTAGAAGTCATGACGCATTTATTAGAGACACACTAGAAGCATTAAATAATAGATCTTTAGGTCCTAGCTTTGATAAATTTAAAGAAGCATTATCTTATGGTAGTGATTTTTCCATAATAACCGCCAGGGGAAATCCTCCGGCAGCAATAAAAGAGGCGATTAAAATAATAATAGATAAAGAATTAAGTAAAGAAGAAAAAACCCAAATGAAAGCAAATTTATATGGAACTTCTATTGATAGATATCTTAATTTACAAGATTATTATCCCATATCTTCCGATGAATTCATGGAAAAATTTAATATCAGTACTTCTGCAAATGATCCTGAAATATCTAAAACATTGGCTTTAAAGGATTTTGTTGATAGGGTGGTTAAGGAAGTTAATAAAATAAAAGATAATGATGAATATACAGGATTAAGTATTGGGTTTAGTGATGATGACCTTGGAAATGTTGAATCTGCAGAGAAATATATAGAGGAAACATTAAAAGGATTATACCCTGATGTTACATTTTTAGTGTATGATACATCCGACCCCAATGATACAAAGAAAAAAAGAATTATAATAAAGAAGTAATTTTTTCAAAACTTGAATATTTATAAATAAGAATAAAGAACAAATTTAAAAAATAAAATTATGGCTGATTTATTAATGCGAATGCCGGTTCCTTATGAACCCTTAAGAAAGAATAGATTTATCTTTAGGTTTCCTGATGAAATAGGGATTCAAGAATGGTGGGTTAACACTGGTTCACGACCAAAATATACCAGTACAGAACTGGAAATACCATTTTTAAATACCTCAACCTTTGTTATTGGGAGATTTCTATGGGATACAATAACCATACAATTTAGAGATCCTATTGGCCCTTCAGCTACACAAGCACTAATGGAATGGGTAAGATTACATTCTGAATCAGTAACAGGTAGACAAGGTTATGCCGCTGGATATAAAAAAGATGTGGAGTTGGAAATGTTAGATCCTACTGGTGTTGTAGTACAAAAATGGATTTTACAAGGAACACAAATTAATGATGCGGATTTTGGTAATCTAGGGTATGCTGATGGTGAGATTGCAACCATTGATATTACTTTTAGATTCGACAGAGCTATCAACGTATTCTAATTTAAAAAAAATATATATTAATCACCGATTAAAGCCGCTATTTGCGGCTTTTTTCATGCCCATTAATATTTATATATAAAATACATCAGTATGAAAACAAAATATATAAATTTAAACGAGCAAATAGAAAGAATG